AGAGCCAGCGCCAAATTATAATCAGCGCCAAACTTCTTTCGGGAAATAACAGGGGCTTGAAGCTCAATCCAGAACTTGATGTCCTCATCGGACGCCCCTTTGAACTCAGCTCCCACCATCTTCACGATTTTGGTGATTGCCTCTACATCGGCGGCATCCATCAGGACTCATCCTCTGCGGTGTCCTCTGCAATGGCGTCAGGCTCCGCATTGGGATTCTTTGCCTTGCCACGGGTCTTCTTCTCCGCAACTTCCTGCACATAGCCCATGCTGATGTAGAACGCCACTGCATCAGCATAGACAGCCTCAACCTGTGCGGTCTCGCCGGGGAGCAGGGAGACATCGCCAATGCGAATCGGCTTCACGCTGATATTCTTGATTTTCATAAGCAGGCTCCTTTCTTACAGACCGTAGACGAGGCAGGCGGACAGCGGATAAGGAATGACCATTCCGGCGTCGCGGCCCTCACAGTTGATGACGATTTCGAGGTTGCGGTCCTGCGGCGCATGCTGGAGGAATGCCATAGGCACATCATGGTACATCTTATCGGCGTCCTTGGTGTACAGCAGACCGATGTTCTTTCCAGTGGTGTTGTAGTCCTTGTTGCTCTTGGACAGCTCACCAGCGGTCTCCCAGTTCTTAATCTGGGGGGTGTGTTCCTTGATGTAAGACAGCACAGACTCACCAGTACCGTCAATGCGGCGCAGGTTCAGAGCAGTGTACAGGTCATTCGGCATAACCCAGCTATCCGGGTGCTCAACGCTCTGGGTCAGAGTGTCGATATAGTTCAGGATGCCGGCAATGTCGGCGGCGATCTCATCGGCAGTCTTGCTTGCCCAGTCAGCCTTACCACCAGCGCCGTTCTGCAGTGTGTAGACGGGGATATTGTTATCCGAAGAAAGGATACCGACGATTTTTGCCTTCTCGTCGCCGTTCCAGATCAGGTGGTTCACCTTGACATCATAGACCCGGCGGGCGGCTTCGGCGCGGACAGCATCCAGAGACTTCATAATGCCCAGAACGGCGTTCCGGCGGCATGCGCGCAGCTCCTGCACGTTGTAACCGTAGCTATCACCGATGTTGACAATTTCGGCACGATGGGGAGTGCCTTTCACATCAACACGGGGCAGGTCCGAAGCGTAGTTCGCGATGATGGCAGCGAAGCCGACAGGCTCATAGGAGTAGTACTCGATGTAGCTTGCACCCTCATCCGTATCGCTTGTCTGGGGGAACAGCTTCAGGCCGGACAGCTCCGGGAACTCCTTGTCGTATGCCTTGGTCTTGATGTGCGCCAGCTGCTTGGCAAAGAAGATACCTGCATTGTCCGCACCATCGTGACGAAGCGAAGCGCCAGGGAACGGGTTCCGATAGGCGCGGTTAATCAGCGAGGCGCACTTCGTCTCCAGAGCGACGCGGTCCTCCTCGCTGTAACCGTTTGCGGGGTCGAAAGGATTGAATTTAGACATAGGTTCCTACCTCCTTAAAGCTGAGTCACGAACTGGGCAGGGGCGAT